CTGATGCAAATGGCACGATTGCTATCGGGCATGAAGCTTTAAATGATTTGTTAACAGGACAGGCAAATACCGCAATCGGATTTCGAGCCTTAGATATTGAGACTAACGGAGATTATTCAACTGCTATTGGATATCAAGCTACCACTGATTCTGCTAATGACATAGCAATAGGTAATACAAGTGTTGACGAAGTTAAGGGTCAAGTTGATTTTAGTACATTTTCGGATAGAAGAATTAAAAAAGATATTATAGATGGAGATTTAGGTCTTGATTTTATTAATAATTTAAAAGTACGAAAGTTTAAAAAAGTAAATCCTGCTAAGTATCCAAAATCTATTAAAAAACCTAATGATGGAAAAGGAATGGAATGGACAGATGCCCAAGCTAATAAAGTTTGGGATGGATTAATTGCTCAAGAAGTAAAAGAAGCAATAGACAAATCTAAAACTACATTTAGCGGATGGAGTGAGGAGTCAAACTCTAAACAACTTGTAGGGTATTCAACAATGGTAATACCATTAATCAAAGCAGTTCAAGAGTTATCTGCAAAAGTAGAGGAATTAGAAGCAAAACTTTCTAAATAACAACAAACAAAGGAGCTAAATAATGGCTAAAAAAGAAAAAGAACAAAAGCCAGTCTTAGATCTCGATGGCGTAAAATACGAAATTGATGATATGACTGATTCACAAAAACAACTTGCAGGTGAGGTTAATCTATACCAAAACCATGTGAGGGATATTCAGAACAAACTCAATACGAATGGTTTCATTGGTCAGCAATTAGCTGAGACTGAAAAGGTATTTGTAGATAAACTTCAAAAAGGTGTTAAGGAACTGAAAAGCCTTTTAAACCCTGAAGAAGCTGAAGTAGTCGAGGAAGTCGAAGCTTAAGTTATGATTATAAGAAGGTGTAGTCAAGGTCATCGAGTTAGGTTGCATCGCAACACTACTCCTAATGCTGTTCGTCAAAAGACATATGCAGACGGAACTGTCGAGACTTTGACTTACCCTTCTTCTGGTTATGATTACTTTGTAGAAGTAGATGGAACTGTTGTAAGACGTTCTGATAGTTTTAAAAATATAGAAAACTACTATGTAGATGAATGCGATAAAAAACATAGTGATAGTCATGGTAGAATGATTATAGGTAAACATCAGTTAATAGGTGGTATTGCTACGTTACAATCTGAATATCCTGATGACTCCAATACGAAAGCAGAAATAAAAGCATGGTACGATATGAGAAGTATTACTTATAGTGATAGTGAAACTAAAGCAGAATTGCTATCAAGGATTGTAGAAAATTTTAACGCAAAGCATATAAAGAAATGACATTAGCAGAAATATATAACAAACAAAATGGTGTTGAAAAAAAACAAGAACAACCTTCTCCTAAAAAAGAATTAGTTATTCATATGCCAGAAGTAGCAATGCTTATAAAACATTTAGATTTATTGTATACTAAAATGTTAATGAAAGATGAAACTAAACAAACTAATTGGTTTAATCCGGGCCAAGGAATCAAACAATCAGCGAGTGTTAATTAAATGAAGAATCCTTTAGCAACATTTTACGGATGGCAAGTTAGTTCAGGTGCATTAGATGGTTGGACATCTTATCATATAGCAGCTGGATTATTTATAGCAAAGGTAGCACAATGGTTAGGTGCATCAGATTTGTGGGCAGTATTGTGGGTTTTAATCATAGGTATTGCGTGGGAAATATTTGAAGTATATGTAGAGGGAACTGAGGAAACATATGGAACGAAACAAAGGTGGGCTATTAATACTGCATCAGATGTGTTTGTAGAAGTAGCAGCTGCGTGGTGGATGGTGATTTGAGTGAGACAAGTAAACCTAAGACGGCAAGGAGTTATCGGGCAACTGTCGTTGGTGACAATACTGTTGTTAGCATTAACCTTAAATGGCTTGGGCAGATGTTTGTACTTGTCGCTAGTCTTATTTATGGATACTATCGCATTGAAACAAGAATTACAAATCTTGAGCGAGGAATACAAATTGCTAATGATGACATACAAAGCCTCGTTAGTAAACATATGATTAAAGAAGAAAAAGAAAGAGCGGAAATGGAAGAACGAATTAGTTTTTTTGAACGAGAATTAAATTTAAATCCATTTAGCTGGAAAAAGAAAAGGAAAAAATAATGCCAATGCCATTTCATTGTATAGAATGTGATAAGCCAATTTCTATTGCTATGCATGGACTTTGCGATGAATGTAAAAAAGAAGAAGAAGAATAATGGAAGAATTTTTATCATATTACGCTGAATACGGAGCAATGGGAGTTGTTGTAGCTTTATTTGTTTATGGTTATATTAAACAAGGACAAAGAGCTGATGAGCAAGCTGAAGCTCTTGAAGCATTAAACATTGAAAATAAAGGACAATCTCAAAAGATTGATAATATAGAAGGTATAATTTTAAAAATGTTAGATAGATGGAATAATTCAGACTCTACTAGAGATAGAAGACATGAAGAAATGGTTCGTGAAGTTAATGATTTATCTGATGTAATGATGGAAGTAAAAGGTTCTGTTAGTAGGATAAATGGAAAGCATTAATGAAGTTAAATACAAACATATCAATTGAAAATATTGTAACGATAGCAACAATAGTGTGTGCTATTACTTTAGCATTTGGATTTATGCAATATGATATAGATGTGATGAAAAAAGATTTAGATTTAAAAGCAGATAAAAGAGAAATGGATGCTGATAGAAATTTAATAACTTACAAACTAGATGTAATGATGGAAGACATTGCAGAAATCAAACAAATACTAAAGGAGAAAAAATAATGGAATGGTTAACATGGGGAAACGCAGCTTACTTAATTGCTATAATGCTAGGTGGTATTGCTACATTAGTTGCAACAAAGTATAAACCTGCTTTAAAAGAATTAAAAGAAGTTGCTCAAAAATATAATGAAGCTATGAAAGATGGCAAAATGAGCGCAAAAGAGAAACAAGAATTGGCAAAAGAATGCATGGATGTTGTATCTGCAGTTCTTAAACTATTTTTCTGGAAATTATAATGTCAGAAAAAAAGATAGTTAAAAAAGTTCCATCTTCTAATAAAAGAATAAAACGACTAGAAGAATCAGTTTCTTACTTAGAAGTAAAGTTAGAAAAAGTATTAATAAGAATGGGATTATAAGATGGCCCGCAAACAAGGAAATATGCCAGCTAAGAACAAACGGAACTTTCGTTCTACTAAGTCTGGAGCTGGAATGACGCAAGCTGGTGTTAAAGCATATAGAAGAATGAATCCCGGTTCTAAGTTAAAGACAGCAGTAACTGGTAGGGTAAAGCCTGGAAGTAAGTCAGCAAAACGAAGAAGTAGTTATTGTAGTCGTTCAGCAGGTCAAATGAAAATGCATAATATTAGTTGTTCAAAAACTCCCGATAAGAGAATTTGTGCAGCTAGAAGAAGATGGAAGTGTTAGTATGTCAAAGAAAGATGCGTGTTATTATAAAGTAAAAGCAAGATACAAAGTATGGCCATCAGCATATGCTTCAGGAGCATTAAGTAAATGCAGAAAAGTTGGAGCAGCTAATTGGGGTAACTCAAAGAAAAGGTAATGGCTAAAGAAGGATTAAGAAAATGGTTCTCTCGAAATCAAGGAAAAGGTTGGGTAGATTGTAAAACTGGAAAACCATGTGGAAGAAGTAAAGGTGAAAAACGAAAATCATACCCAGCTTGTAGACCTACAATGGCTCAATGTACTTCTGCAATGAAAAAGAAAACGAGCAGTAAACGTATAAGTTGGAAATAGGAGTATATTATGCCAATGACTAAGAAAAAATATAATGAAGCAAATGCTAAAAGAAAAGCTATGCAAAAACAATATAAATTAGATGGGGCAAAAAAATTTGCAAATCCAAATAGAACAGTAAAAAAAATGATTGATACAAGTCCTCAATTTGCAAAAGCATTAAAATCTCAAAGTAGGAAATCTTTAGCTAGAAAAGTAGTTAGTAAACTTGGATTAGCAGGTAAAGCAGCTGTAGGTCTTTCTATAGGTTATGATATAATAAGAGGAATAAAACCTCAAAAACAAGGTTCTTCTTGTTCATCAGGACATAGAACAATAAAAAATGGTGGGCAAACATTTTGTATTTCAAATGCTAAAATTAAAAAAGCAAAAATGAAAACTACAAATAGAGCAACGCCAGATATTAAATCAAAAAGATAATAAATGCCTGACGTAATAGGATTAACAGATGTTTCCAGTAAAGACACCGGTCGTGGTAGTCATTTAAAAACTGGAGGTATCAGAAGAAAACACAATAAGAAAAGGAGCAATAAAATGCCAAGTCCAAAAGTATGCAAAGTAAGTTGGAAAAAGATGGGATATAAAAGTGAATCTGACTGCAAAAGCTATGGTAAAAAGAAAATGGGTGAAAGCAAAAACCCAATGAAAAAAAGCTATTAACAATGGCTTCTAAATCTAGAAGATTAGCAAGCTGCATGGCAAAAGCTAAAGGTGATGCAAGGAAAATAAGAGCTTGTAAAGTTAACTTTGCTATCCAAACTGGAACTGAAAAACAACATGGATACAAAGCTAAAGGCTCTATTACTCCTAGCATGAGCAAACCAAGAGCTGGAGCTGTAAGTTATAGAAAGAAAAAATAACAATGAAAATAGATGTAGATTTGTTTGGCAATGATACAGGCTTTGGTGATACAGTTGGTAGAGCAATCAACGTAGTTACTAGGGGCAAAATAAAGGAGTGCGGTGGATGCAAGAAAAGAAAAGAATTGCTGAACAGGATGATTCCTTACAGGAAATAGCAAGAGGTGGAGGTCGCATATCTGGTAAAGAAGGTGGTCTCAGATTAGATGTTTTTAAGCATGATGAAATAGCTTATGATAATGGCACAGACTTTAGTGAAGAAGATTGTGCTGTATGTGAACTTCCAGAAAACTCTCAAAGATATATTATAGAAGATATAGAATACGAAGATTCTAGGGGTAGATAGTGCCTAAGCAAACTTTTAAAATTGAAGGTTTCCACGGCGGACTTAATAGCAACTCAGACCCTAGAGATATAAGAGATAATGAATCTCCTTCTTTAAAAGATGTTGCAATAGATTCTGTTGGTAAAATAAAAACACTAGGTAGTTTTAATAATGGA